AATTACGGGAAAAGAAAAGCCTATATGGCCAAGCTATGGGGTGCCGTAGCTCGTGCCGGGAAAGGAAAAGCCCGTTCCGTGTACCAGCGCATGGGAGGAAGGTTTTCAGAGGTTGCTAGGAGGGCAGCCCCTATAGTGGGAGCCATTGCACCCGGCTTGTCTGGGTATGCAGGAGCACTTGGCTCAGCTGTCGGCCAATACTTTGGCCCGGGTGATTACAAGATCAGGAGCAATTCGCTAATGGGCTCCGGACCCGTGGCCAATTTTGGCAGTAACGAGATTCGCGTGAGACATCGCGAATTCTTGGGACCGATCAACGGGACGACATCGTTTTTGTCGACCTCCTACCCGTTGAATCCAGGGATGTCAACTACTTTTCCCTGGTTGTCCCAGCTGGCAGCAAATTATGAGCAGTATAAGATGCACGGCTGTGTCTTTCAATTTGTGACTACTTCTGCCACTGCAGTGTCGAGTACGAACACTGCCTTGGGACAAGTAGTAATGGCTACCGACTATGACGCCCTGGACAACCCATACGCCAGTTCTAGGGCTATGTTGGCTAGCTTATATTCAAACTATGGCGTACCATGCCGAGATCTCGTCCATACGATAGAGTGTGCCTCCCGGAAATCTTTTTCGGAAGTATTGTATGTGCGAAATACTGCACCACCGACAGGTGCCGACCTGCGGTTATATGATGTTGGTAATTTTCAATTGGCGACTGAAGGAATGCAAGCGGGTGTAACGCAGATTGGAGGGCTGTGGGTCTCTTATGATGTAACATTCATGAAACCACAGTTGCAGGACTCATCGTCGGATACACAATCCATGATTGATACCTGGACTTCATCATCTGACGGGCAACATGCTTTTGCCGGAGGCGTGATTGCTGGAGCTTCAGCCGGGAACATATCTCAAGTTTTCCGGACTGATCTGATTGAAGGCAATACAGTACAATATGCTCTACCGTTTGCAAACACTAATGACGTTATTCTTGTAGTTTGTAACGCAAATGGGAGTGGTGAAAACTCTCTCATGACGTTTAATCATTCAACGGAAACATCCATACTTGGGGAATTTGTTTTTCCCACTACGGATGGTACCAATGGTGTCATTGGGTTTTGTTTCTATCAGTACGTCACACCTGGTGGTAAAACATACGACTGGGGAATCACATTAGATACGGCTGGAGGTACAGCACCTTATAACACATCTATCACAGTAACGTATCTGGCCAGCTCCGCCCTGTCATGGCCTTGGCAGAGCATTGGACCCAGTCCGCAGCCCCCCGAAGCCGCATTACATTACGGCTATGTTGGGGACAAGAAAATAGCCATACCGTTCCGTAAGGAGGGAGTTAAGGAAACCAAGTTAGAAGGGAAGACTGAAATCAAGGAGTCAGTACCCTTGCTAGATCCGGAGATGGAACGTCTGCGTGAAGAGACCCTTGCGAGGCTATCTTTTACGCGGCAACGACGTGTTCCACCGGAGCTTCGTCCCGCTCATGTCAAATCTGTCTTTCAAGAGCCGGACGACTTACTACCTGGACCTGGAGGTGGTCGGGTGAAAGACAGCTCGTCATCCAGATCTGGATCGCGAGAACCTCG